CGTACTTTTCGACACTTGTCAGTCCTGTGCCCGTGACCCAAACTACATCGGTCACCAGCCCCTTACTGACTCGCTCCAGGCCATCTCACTTATGAGAACCTGGTCGGAAAGTGACTTCGTCCCCAACGCGAAGTATTGGAAGGATTGGCCTCTCGCCACCTTCCTGGAAAATCCTCTACCCCCAATGCCTTCGTCTTGGCACCACGGGTTGAGGTCACCCCTCTTCGGAGGGGAGACAGGTCGCTACTTCCGTCGTCTCGCGATGTATCCATCGGATAGACCGGATGCCCTCTCATTCTACCGAGCTGTGTTCTCACTTGCTCAGTCGAAGAGGGGTTTCTCCGCCGTCCCCCGGTCTTACATCGTCGGCCAGATGAGGAAGCATGCTTCCCAGCTTTCCACCCCGCCTCCGGAACCACAGACGTTTGATCCTGAGGAGGTCCGAGTTTTTGCCCGGACTTTCCTTCAGGACTTCCGCTGCCCCTCCATCTTCGACACTGTCGCAAAGATGGAGGCCTCCGTTAAGGCCTGTGTGGAGAGGTCCCGCGCCGATGGAGGGTCTAGAGAGCATCTCCGCGCTCTCCTCCGTCCTTTCTCGTCCCATGTCAGGGGCTCCTTCATCTCCATGAGGGAATTCTCAGGTGTGGTAGTCGAGGACCGCGGTGACCTCGATCGCCCTTCGCCGAACACTTGGCGATCTTTGGCGCGATCGAGCTTGCCTTGGGATTCTCTTCCCTATCTCCCCCCTAAGACCCAGAAAGCGCTCCTCACCCTGGAGTCTTCCTGGTTCCCCTCGGCTTCCGAAAGGAGACCGATTGCGAGGGTTGTCGAGGTTCTGGAGCCCCTAAAGGTTCGCCTCATAACGGCGATGGACTCAGTTCGGACACATCTGGCCCGACCACTTCAGTCCTCCCTCTGGAACTACCTCCGCTCCTCCCCCGTTTTCCGTCTCATCGGAGAACCCATCTCAGAGGATGTCATCCACGATCTTGTTCTTCGACACGATGCCCTTCGATCCCGCCTGGGTTTGAAACCGAGCGGAGTCGATCGGCCTTGTACCGATCCCTTCGTCTCTGGTGATTACTCAGCAGCAACGGACGGACTCGATATTCGCGTCTCGAAGATCATCCTCGAGGAAATCCTGGCCCATCTCCGGGAAGAGGATCGGGACTTCTCCCACTTACTAAGCGAGGCTCTTCTAGAGCAGGTTTTGGTGTACCCGAACTTCTCGGGTATCCCGCCGACTCTCCAGAAGAACGGCCAGCTTATGGGATCCGTCCTTTCCTTCCCCGTTCTTTGTCTCGCGAATTTCTTCACCTACGTCCGGTCCTTACCGGGCTTCCGTGAGATCCTTCGCTCGAGATCTAGGATGGACCGACTTCCCGTGCTCATCAACGGAGATGACATACTGTTCCGGGCTCTCCCGGACCAGTACCCTCGATGGGTATCCGTCTGTTCCTCCGTCGGCTTCCGACATTCAGTGGGGAAGAACTTCGTCCATTCTCGTTTCTTTACGGTTAATTCCGTCCCGATCGAGTATATCCCAGCTCAAACCCCCCACCAGTTCTGGTCGGGGTGGAAGTGGGCCGATATGGACGAGAGTCCCCTTCCCTACCGGATTAGTCAGGTTCCCAAGATCCTAATCTCTGGGTATCTGAACGTCGGCTTGCTTACAGGTCAGGCGAAACTGACAGGTCGCGACGCCCTTGGGTCCCTTCCCTTATCGGGTTGGCACTCGGGCGCCGTGATCTCCGCACAAAATCCTTCCCAGGCTCATATATGGTTTCTCAAATACCATCGTAAGGAGATCCTCGCTCAGACCCGTTTTGGGTCCATGACCATGAATCTCTTTGCCCACCCTCTCCTGGGAGGTCTTGGTTTCTCAGTCCCGTACGGGGTAGAACCCAGGTTTTCTCCGGAGCAGAGGCGTCTTGCCCAGGCCCTTTTCCTCTCAGCCTTTTCGGCCTATGAAGGAAGGTCCTCGGACTTCTCGCTCGATTCTCTGCTCTTCCTTGAGAGCCGGTCCCTCTCTTCCCACTCCTTGGGAAACCGACCAACTCGCGTAGCAGTGGAGCTCTATCCTTCCGGAACACCTCTTCCGGAGGGTTATGAACCCTTCACTGATACCACTGGAATCCAGCCTCTTCCCCTGGTTAGTAGACAGCTTCCCTCGAAGTCTGTCCTTAAACCTCGGTGTCGCCTTTCCAGCCGTCGTTTGAAGAGTCTCACGAAAAGATTCGGTGAGACCCTGGATCTTTATCCACTGGAC